TATGAGTTCTTGATGCCGTAAAGATAGAAAGTTGATCCTGCTACGAAGTTGATGAATGATTGCCAAGCATAAAATGTCAATGAAGATATTGCTGCTGTAGAGGTGTTTTGTCCAGCGACTAGGTATTGCACGCCGTATGTAGAGCCGTCTTCTGTGACACTTGTACTTGACCAAGATTTTGCAATAGTCGTGCTTGAATAATTTGGAAAATACAACTCCCCATTTGAAAATACACCAGCAGTAGAGCCTCCACCATTGATAAGAAGACTCCAAGTAGCTGCGTCTGTTCCACCCGGTTGTGCGCTTCCCTGACCTGTTCCTGTTCCATACAGAAGTTTCTGACTGTAGCCAGTCGATACTGAATTAAAAGTGAATTGTCCTTCATGGCCAGTTCCGTAGTCTGAGCGCAAAGAAAACTTCACCAATAAATCAGTATAGGTGAGAGGAATTGAACCTATCGTCACAGAATAAGATGGACTTGAAATAGTTGTAGCATTTAAAAGTGTATATGTATTTGCCATTATGCTGCCCTAATTCCGTAAAGGGTGAGAGTTCCGGTAAGGCTCTGACTGCTGAAATACTTTATTGTGTTAATTGAGGAAGTAGAACCCCAAAGCCCGAGCATTAAATCAATTCCGTTTGTCGCTTTGCCAGTACGCATAAGCAAAGATTTATATGTTGATGCATTTGAGTAGTTTTGAAATTGCCAAATTCCAGTGTTGTAATCACTGCCTGTTCCTGGCGCACCTGCATAATCTGCGTACCATGCAGTTTGATTGGTTACTCGAGTGGATGGAGTACTTGACCCATTGCCATAAACAATTGTTTGACTGTAATTGCTCCCTGTATCAACAGACCCGTTTCCAACTTGAATGAAAGAGTTAATTGCAGAACCGGATTGAATAAGATTTCCGATTAAAATTAAGTCCGTATATGTTGCTGGTATAGAAGTAAAAGTATAGGAAGTTGCGCCCGACATTATGGTGGTTGCAATCGGCGTATAAGTTGATCCTGCTGTCATTGTTATGCTCCCTTAATTCCATATAGGGCAAATGATGAAAACTGATTGAAATTCCCAGTAGGTTGATAAACATCAATTCTGCTGATTGCTGCATAGTCATAATAAACGCCTGAAACTAAACTCACTTCACCTGAACCATTGCCGTCCGTGCCGACCAATGCTTTAACAGTTTTTCTTTTGCTTGTATTTGTATAATCAAAAAAATCAATAATTTCTATAAGCGGTGTACTGCTATTTGCATTTCCGACGAAAAAATAAAACGAGATATTTGTTAGGCTTGCTCCTCCTCCTGAAATAGCTGAGCTTGTTCCGTATCCACCTAAATAATGCCTTGCATAAGAAGCGCTGCTATCGTTATTGATTCTTAAATTAGCGCCTTGATTATTATTACTGTTGGTGTGAAAACAGCGCAATTGTAAGTGAGTATAAGTGCTAGGAATAGAACTGAAGGTGATGGTGCTAGAACCGCCAGCACCTACTGTGACAGTGGAAATAGACTCATAAGAAGATGGCGAAGCCAAGTGTCCCGAAATCTGCGAAGCCAAAATCCCTAGAATCGGAGTCATTAGGCAAGGTCTCCCACAACATAGAATGTTGGTGTTGCGCCACCTGTTTGACAGATGATTGTGGCAGCCGAGTATTGCACTCGCAGCTTAGGAGCAGCCGATGTTGCACCTGTCGAGACTATGGTTGCACCACTTGCCGCAGCCAGCGTCACTTGACCTGCACCAGTTGCGATGATGTTGATTTGTTCCCCTGCTGCATACACCGAAATTGGCAGAGTCAATGTGATGCCAGCAGCATTGGATAGAGACACAAGTTTGCCGGAATCAGAAGCAACGAGTGTGTAACTTGTGCCTGTTTGTGCGTTGAAAGCTAGGTTGATCAGTGGCGCGGTCAGAGTCTTATTTGTCAGAGTCTGAGCTGTGGTCTTATCGACTGTGGTTGCTGTGTCGATTGAGAGGGTTACTGATCCGCTAGTGCCTCCACCTGATAGACCAGTACCTGCTGTGACTGCTGAAATATCTCCGGAAAAGTCAACCCATGTTGTGCCGTTGTAAATTTCAAGAACTTTGCTGTCGCTGCGATAGGAAATCATTCCTTCAGCAAGTACGCCTGACAAGGCAGTTGTTCGAGCTGCGGCAGTTGCAAAGACCATGACTGTCTGTTGCATCAAATATGTTGCGACATTGTTTGCGGTCAATACTTCGCCCGTTGAAAATAATTTATATCCTGCGCCAGCCATTGTTTCTCCTTTACCTAGTAACTCAAAAGTCCAGCAGATGAATCAAGAACTCCTGTTGTCGTGCTATTAAGAACAAATCCTGCAATTTGTGGCTCGTTGGTGAGCAACTTCGCCACAAAACTCTTTTTTGTGATGTCGTACTGAACACCTTGAACAAGCAAGTCTTTGGTGATGCTTGTGCTTCCTGACATCGTCTTTGTGACTCGGATTGAGTCAAAGATGTCTGCATCTAATCCAGCGGCCACACGAGCAGGGGAATTGGAATCAAAAAGATTGAGCATCAAGGATGAGATTCGAACTGAAACATCTTTGCGAGTAGCAAGTGCCATCTTTGCCTGATTGAGTGCCTCGGCATCGGTCTGAACCAAGATGTCTTTGCGCACTCCTGTGTGGACAAAGTATGTGTTTTGAGAAGATACATCTTGAACTTGTTGAGGACTCCCCCCGAGGCGTTGAACTGTAATGTCGTTAAGAATCAAGGTGTCATCTTGTGCAAGCTCAACGCCTTGATAATCAATTCCTGTGCCTGTATCGGTAAAGATGACAGGTGATCCACCCGGCTTCTTTGCCATCGTATCTCGTGAGTAGAAGACAGCGTTTCCCGCGCTGTCAATGAAGAAGCCGCCGTTCTCACTCTTATCTGCAACGAGCTGAATAGCATCCAACATATTGCGATTGGCTGTCCCTGGGTCATTTTGCAGAGTTGATGATCCTGCATCAATCTGACGAGCAGCCGCTGGCCATGACGCTGTGTCCAACAACTGACCGATGCGAGTGCCTGATAAATCTCCATTTGTAGCACCTGCAACAGTTGTAAATCCAACATTATTCAAAAGACGGAAGCCGTCAGTGCATTGCAAAGTCACTGTATTCACACCATTGATTCCAACAGCAAAGTTGGTGATATATGCCTGAATAAATCCGTAGAAGAGTGGGTATCGAGTGCCATTGAAATCCGCATATATTTGAATCTTGCGTAATGGAGTTAGTAATCCAGCATACGGAGATGAATTATTGCTTGGATTAAAATATCCCTGATCATCTTGCAAGACGACAGTTGCAGTTCCTGCCTCGAACTTATCAAGGATGCGATTTCGACCACGACGGATTGCAGTTTGCAAGACTATGTTTGAGACATCAACGCTGTTGTCAGCATCAGCAAGTTGCCCGATACCTAAAATGCCCTGAGACAAATCATCCAAGACAAAGGCAGTGGTGATGAATTGAGCGCCGTTGGTGAAGTCAATGCTCACGCCAAGCTGCGGAAATCCTGCGAGAGCCACTTAAAAAGCCTGTCCGTTAAATGACACAGCCTTGCCTGAAAGTTGACCTTGTTGTAATCCTTGCGTGATTGAAGTGACGAGGTCTCCTTGGGAGATAACAGAGCCAGCGTTGTTGACGATGACTGTGACGCCGCCACCATTGCCTGATGTTCCTTGCATGAAGTTCGACCCGAAGCCATAAGGAGCGGCTGAACTCATGCCATAAGAAGATGTCGATGAAGGAGGAACAACTATCCCGCCAAGCACAGTGCTAGGGAATTGGCTGACGCCACCTGAAACCTTGCTACCGAGACCTGCAAGGAAATCATCGATGGTTTTTGAAACAGCAGTTGCAGCGTCAGCGGCATCCAAAGCGTCTTGAGTAGCTTGATCAATGCTCTTGAGTGTGTCTGTTAATGCCTGAGTTGATCCGTAACCTTGCGAAGACGGAGCACCTGTTTGACCTTGTGGTGCGAGTGCGCCTGGATTTGAAAGAGTTGGAATTGTCTTGAGCGTGGAGATGTAAGCATCCAAATCGCTCAGAGCATTCTGCCAACCCATCGCTGTGATTGCACCAGGGTTTGTTAGATTCTTGGAATAGGTATCAGCGCCGATGATTTGCGCAATATAGGCAATAACTTCGGCCTGAGATTCTTTCCATTTGACTGAAAGCATTCCGATTTCAGCAACGGAAATATCCTTGTCGGCAATAACACCAAGAATGTCTGCATACTTTTGAGCAGCGATATTGCCTGACATCTGCGCTTCGTAGTTCGCAATGAGTCGGGCATAGGTGTTGTCGAGTTCGATGTTGTGCTGCTTGATAATGTTCAAGCGCACTGCTTCAAGTTCAATTGGGTTGGTCTCTGTAGTTGCGACAAGACCCTTGTTTGCCAACTGCTTATTGACTGCAACGAGTTGAGCCGCTGTCTTGGCAGCCTTGGCTTGCTCGGCTGTCAGTTTTCCAGTTGCTGTTGTAGTCTTGCTGATTCCTGAGATAAGTCCAGAAGTTGTGGAAGCAAGACCCTTGAAGTCAAAGTTGAGACCTTCCATGCCGGAAGAAGTGTTGTCTTGAGCCTTGTTGAACTTGTCCATCGCAATCTTGGCGACAATAAGAGAAGCGGCAAAGGCTGCTGCTCCCGCTGCGGCTGAGACGCCGCCAGTTGCTAATGCTGACGCAGCAGCGGCGAGTGTCGCAGCCGATGCGAGTCCACGATATAGCTTGATAATCACTGTGATAGCAGTGATGATGGCTTCGACTCCTGCGGCAACTTTTGCTCCGATGAATGCGGCTGCGATAACGATGCCGAGGGTTTCAAATGTCTTGATATTTCTTGCAACGAAGCTGAACGCCTCGAACATAACCTGTGCGAAGGCAACGCCGTATGAGATGCCTGTGATGAAGAAAGCGGCAATCTTCTTGGCGTTGGCATCGAGCCAGCGTTCAATCTGTGGCAAGAACTTGGTGAACTTGTCGAGGAATGGTTGCAAAGCCAAGATGATGGCGTTGCCAATAGTTTTCTTGACCTCTTCGAAGGCGAGGCCGATACGACCAATCTTGCCAGCGAAGGTGTCGGCTGCTGCCGCTGCTGATCCCTTGGTTGCAGCTTCTAACTCCTTGACGATGCCAACGAAGTCTTTGCTCTTGATAAGAGTTTCAGAAAGAGGAACGCCAAGGCGCTTGAGTGCATTGAAGTTTCCTGCGTATGCCTTGGCAAGTGCGATGGAAACTGCTGTGAGGTCTTTTCCTCGGTTCGCAGATACATCGAGGGCAACCTGCTGAAGAGATTCAGCCTTGGTGATGTCATGTGTGGCGATGACAAGTGCCTGAAGGCTCGGACGAAGAAGGTCATCCTGGACATTGAGGCGAAGCATGGTCTGTCGGATGTAGGTATCGACTGCGTCAATTTGGTCGTTGGTAGCGCCAGTGACATTCTTTAGGGTGTTGGCGAGGATAGCAATTGACTCTTGCTCTGCCATCGCAGCTCTGACTGAGTCAACGCCGACCTTGATTGCGAACGCTGCTGATGCTGCTGCTGCTACTGCAAAAGTCTTTGCAACCTTGTTTCCAAAGTCGTGGAATTGCTTGCCAAGTTTGTCAATATCTTTGGCGGCTACCTTTGAACCTTTGTCAGAGTATTCGGAAATAATTCGAGCAATGACTGCGCCTTTTGTGGCCATGATTTCCTCGCTTTCCGATTACTTTGTTGATTGCTGTTCGAGAGCCTTCTGAAGCGCGGCTTTTGCAATCTCTGTCGCTTCGACGAAGCTCTTCTCGATTTTGGCTTTGTCTCGATCAACGATTCGCCAAATCATGCGTGATGCTTTTCCATAACGATTGGAAAGGGTGCGCTTAAACTGCTCGCCACTCCCACCCTTATCTGTCAGAGATGATTTGCCAGCCTTACGACCTGCAATTTCAAAGATTGCACCTGCTGCGCTTGAGTTAATCAAAGCACCAGCACTTGTTGTGTAATCAGCTCGAACTTTGCCTTTGGCTTTGGAAGAGTTAATTCCTTGAACGACAGTGTTGACATCCCACGCAGGAAATCCTTTGTCATCCTTGTTGCCTTTGCGCCTGCGCGGATTCTTGGCAGGTGTTGTTGACCATCCGCTCATCGGAGCACCATCACCTTGCGACGATGCGCCGATGGCGATTTGTCTTGCGTCGCCTCTTGCTTGTCGAAGTTCTTTGTTGATTGCTTTTCGATATTCCTTCAAAGCATCCTGATCGAACTTCTTGAGACCTGCGATGGTCTCCTGAACGCCTGAGATGATGACTGCCTTTTGCGCCATGCCATCACTCCCGACTTTTGTTTTTTTCCTTCATATAAGCAACGATGGATTCGAGCACCCCTGGCGGTGCGTCGAGTAATCCAACGGGTGAAATCCCTGTCTCAACCGAGAGAGCCGCTATTGAATAGGTCAGGCTGTCTCGGTGGATACGAAAGATTCATCAGTTACCAATTCAACCGATTTCACAGTGTCAAGGAAGTCAGCGCCGAAAGGCTTCACAACTTGTCCGTTGGATTTGAGTGCTTCCCAACCCAACCAGTAGATGTGCTCTAAGCGTTGTTCATTGCCAAGCAACTTTGCGAATCCTGCCCCGAACTTCTGCTCGAATGCAACGATGATTCTTGGTCGCAATGAATACTGAAACTCTGATCCATCTGCAAGAACGATTTTGACTGATAAGCCGTCCATATTTTTCCCCTTTGTTTGTTGTTATGGATTAAGCAGTAGCTTTGGTAATTGCACCCGATACAGGCCAAGTCACAGATGCTGTTGCAAGCTGACCAATTCCACCCTTGAGTGGAGTCCATTCTGAGACAAGTGCTGAGACTGTGTATGAAGGATTGGTGGTCGTTGTTGTTGTCGCTACTGGCTTGATGACGATTGACGCTGCTGTGCCGAGCAATGGATAGATTGTTGATTCCACTGATGATGATGCGAAATCCTGGAAGAAGTCGATTGTCACAGAATTATCTGCAAGACCAGCGACTCTCTTCTTTGCGGTGTCGCCAAAAGAGGTTGTCTCGACGATGTCATACTTGGTGTCAATTGTGACTGAAGAAATATGATCGCTGAGGTCTGTTCCTGCGATTGTGATGGAAGGGTTTGTGAGAACGAGTTTTGCCATGTTATGAGGTCGCCTTTGTGATTGATCCGGAGATTGGCCATGTGACTGATGCTGTTGCTAGTTGTCCGATTCCACCCTTAAGCGGAGTCCATTCTGAAACTAGAGCTGTGAATGTGTAAGTTGGATTCGTTGTGCTGACAGCCGTTGATGCTGGCTGAATCACAACTGTTGTTGTTGAACCGATGAGTGGGTAGATAGTCGCTTCAACATTTGCTGCTGCGTAATCCTGGAAGAAGTCCAACATCACAGAATTGTCTGCAAGTCCAGCAACGCGTGTTTTTGCTGTTGAGCCAAAACCTGTTGTCTCGATGATGTCTTCTTTTGTGTCGATTGTGATGCTTGAAATATGATCTGAAAGCACCACCGAGTTGATGGTTACCTTCGCATCCGTCAATACGATTTTAGGCATTTTTTTCTCCTTCTTGGCGTGGTGGTGCTGACTTGGTTGTGGCCTCATCTGCGATGTGACCTGCTGAAATTAGAGCTTCGATATTCACTCCCATTTCAAGCAATTCTTTTTCAGTAATGGAATCACCCAATGACTTGTCACAGTCCAGGCTTTCCGATGTGATTGTGTATGCCATTGTGTTGCTCCTTATGACTGCGCTTGGTAAGTGATAGTGAAAGTGATGACAACTGCTGAACCCATCGAGGTCTGCATATATCCGACAGTCCCTGCTTGTAGGTATGAGTAAAAGCAAGTGCCTGTGAAAGTTGGGTCTGCTCGAATGACTGTGTCAATCTTTGAAAGAAGCGAGAAGGCGCGAGTGCGCTTGGCTGTCAGGTTTGTGCCACCATCTTGAGTCCAAAGAGCGCAACTGATTGAGCCATCTTCCTGATGGTTATCTGCAAAGTTCAAAGGTGTGTTGTTGATTGAGCCAGCCTGCATCTCAGAGTCACCGAATGAACCATCGTGACCGATAGCGATTGCATCTGACGGATATGAATCATCAACTTCAGCGCCATCGAAGACGCGGATTCCTGTCAAAGTTGAAGCTGCTCCGAGTGCTGTGATGATCTTGTCAATCATCGTTGGGAAAGCGACAGTGACAGTCATCGCTTATGCCAAGCCAGGAAGTGAGACAGGGTCAAGAAGCTCCATCGCTCTGCGAGGAAGTGAATAAGTTGGGGTTGTGTAGGTCTCATCTCCTGCGATGTTGCGACCCATCACGCTCATCGATCCGCGCTGTGTCTGCCATAGATGACGAATGACTTCAAGGACACCTTGCTTGGCTGCTGCTGGTGGATTGGCGTATCCGGCAACATAAGTCACAGAGATATTGTTGAAGCCACCTGACCAGTAGCCATAAGAGTTTGTGGCATAAAGCGTTCCTGAGCCGACGCGATAAAGGCGCTGACCTGTTGGATCGAGTGAATATGCTGCTGCTGGAAGAAGAGCGTTGTTCTCATAAACCGATGTGATTGAGATTGCCTTGGGGCTACGAAGGCGAAGAGCTTCTGTGTTGCCATCATAAAGCTCTGAAGTGTAGGTGCGACGACCCAAGACCACTCCAACATACTGCTCGCAAAGGTCAGCGGCTGCATCGATGATGCGGAGCAACTCGCTGTCTTGGCTGATGTCTGTGGCAGGGATATTGAGGTGATACTTGGCATCATCAAGTGAAACGATGCCGATGTCGTTGATGTCGCGGACTTCGAAGACATCGTTGTAAGCCTGTGGCCATGCTCCTGTGGCTGCCCATGCATATATGTGGCGACCTACCTTGGTTGGGACATAAGTAGTCGTATAAGAGCCAGTTGTGGCTGTTGCAGTCGTCAAAGATGAGGTTGTGCCATCAGGAAGAGTGACAGTGGCAGTGACTGTGCCTGGATTTACTGCTGTACCTGATGAATCAACTGTTGACCAAGACAGATAAACCTTGTCTCCAAGATCGTATGTTGCCATCTTCACTCCTTAGAAGTAGGGCATGAGGTTGGTTTGCCAGGGGTACGAACCAACCTCATGCTTTGTAATGTTGAATCGCTGCCTCACGCAGAGGAGCGTGATGTCTTTCATCAAGCCAAAATTGCTTTTGATGAGGCAAAATCGCACCTGTGTGGGCGTGGATTTTGTAACCCATAGCCTTCAAGCGCTTTGAAAAGAGAAGGTCTTCGCCAAAATAAGTGCCTTCAATTGCACCTTCGACGAACCAAGCCCAATCGCGACCTTGATTGACTGTCGCATTCTCGCGCATCTTCTCCAAGACACTGCGATGGACTAGAAGACATCCTGTGCCTGTTGCATCAACTTCCATCAAGGTGTCGATTGGGTAATCATCAATCGGTTGCAAACCTTTGTCGGTTGTCATGCGATAAATCGTGGGAACTGCTCGCAGATTGTCTTGATTATCAAAGAAAGCTGCGAAAACTAGCCCTGAAACAATCGGGCGGTCTTTGTCGTGAGCTGCGTCAACCAGTTTGAAGAAAGTCTCCATCGGTAGGCGCTCATCTGAGTCAATCATCAAGAGCCAAGGTGTTGTCACTTCGTCAAGGAAGTTCTTCACCACGACATTTCGTGATCGAGTTGTGAGTCCGACATTTGCAACCTGAACCATTTGGTCAAGTTTCTGAGTCTTATGACGGGCAATGTGAATCAAATCAATGGCAAGTTGTCCGTTGATTTTGCCATCTGTGACCATTCCGATGCAGATTTTGTCCGATGACTTCATCGCGTCTCTGCCTTTGGTCGAATGGCTGCGGTTTCAATCGCGCCACTTTCATGCTCTGCGATAAGAGCATCGAGTTTGGAAGTGTCCCCTTGAACAAGTTCCTTGGCTGCTTTCAAACCTTCAAGAAAATATGAATTCCCCATGTCAATCCCCCGATTGTGTGTTGATAGTGCTGGCGCACCCTTCCCCGAAAGGTAGGAAGAGCGCGCCAGCGTCAATCTAATTAGTAGCCTGAAGGAGCTACTGTGCCCGTTCCTGTAATTGCAGAAACTGACTTGTTGTAACGATGTGCAAGTGCTGCGTATCCATAGACCTGGAAGCGAACTGT